TAGCAGTCATCAAACGAACTGCACCAAGTAATGCGTTTCTAGGTGACGGATCTACAGTGTGCTTTATCCATTCATAGTCGGGTGGTAATCCTGCTTTCTCCAAATTGAATGCCTGCTTAAGCGATTTATTCATGTTGTCACGTTCGGCATACTCTGCTACCAAGTTCTTTACTCGCTCACGTGCATCCTCTAATGCTACTCTATCGTCAATGTTATTGAATGTTGCCATATATCACCTATATCCCTGTGAATGGTAGTACCTTCTCACCCTTAAATATACCTGGTATTCCAGTTAGTAATGGATCGTTACGTATAAGTGCAGCTTCTTTGTGTTTTTCATTCCTATCTCCAGAACGTATACGTGTTAGTCCATACTTCAACGCATCATACCCATGATCCTCTGCGTCTGTATCCACGTCCTCTACCTTCACCTTGTCGTATGGTAGTGCTGGTAGTGTGCGTAGTAAATTCTCGCATGTCGTAAAGATAACTAAGCCTGGCTTTCCATCTGGCAGATTAGCTAACAAACTGTCTACTTTACGCTTTCCTATAAGTCTATCATTATTTGCCTTTGTTAGCACAACTCCATTATCTCTATACTCGTCTGCTGTGCTGTATACCCTGTCGCCTGCACTTTTCCTAGCCCACATAGATGGGTCGCCCCATGTAACATGACAATTCATTTCGGGTGTGTTATTAAGGATAGTGCTGGCTTGCTGCCGATCTGTCATGCCTTTAGCATACAATTCTCGATAGACGTAAATTCGCTTAGTGTCTGGATCTTGTGCAAACCATAAACAACAAAATGGTGAATGATAACCCCAGTCTACACCCCTCCATAGTGACCAATGTTCTGGTATTGCGAAAGGTGGTGATATGTGCTTGCTAGGTCGGAACTGCCCAAATGCTTGTCCTGCAAATACTGACCAGTCTCCTTCTACCCAGGCTCTACGTAGATCGTCAGGAAGGCTGTTTAGCTCTGCCCAATACGTCTCCTCTAGATGTGGGTTGTCTGATGGTAGACTTTGTATAAATGCAAACTCATCTTTCTTATTGTGTAATTCTACTGGAAAATCCCTGTCTAACCATAACCGCTTCACCCATAAATGCCCGATACCCCCTGGGTTAGTGGCTGCTATAAATACCGTATGTTTTACGCCAGGCCATCTTAAACTACCTCGTAATATATCAAATACATGCTGGTCATTCTTAGTTAATTCATCTACTGCGATTGCTGCAAATTCAGCACTCTGATACTTCTCTGGTTTATCTAAGTTGCGGAATGCTATTGTACCCCCACCTAGTCCCTCTCGTAATGTGAATTCGTGTCTCTGTTCATTTAGTTTACCTAACCATTCTGGAAACTCTGCTCTTATCTTTGCTATATGCCTGTCCTGGAGACTAGGATAATCCTCACACGCTAACATTACCCTAACATTCCCATTACGTCTTATGTGTTGTGATAACAAGAAATGAACACACCACCACCTTAGAAAGAATGATTTGCCTCCGCCCCTTGCCCCCCCATATAGTACGTACCTGCTTTTGGTAGTTGCTTCAAATGCTTCAATTTGTTTAGGAGTAAATTCACAAGGTAAAGTATAACTTTCTGACATTATTCTATTTAGATAGCGTTTTATGTATTGGCGTTTTGTATGTTGGCGTTTTGTGTGTCGGCCTTCTCTAGATCTTGATTAGAGTGGACTTGCTCCTGCTGTGCGCCCAGATCCCTGGCTACATTGCCACTTAGGTGGTCATTTATTGCTTTGGTTAGTGTCATTATTAGGTATTATTGGTAGGGTTTTAGTAGTTTGTAGTGAACAGATAGCAGTAAATCATCTGAAATACACACCATTTACATATGATTTCCTGTGGTTTTCTCCTGGCTTATTATCTCCTGGCTAATATTTATTATTATAATCCCTGAGATTTGACTTCCATTATGGGTTTCTCTCGTCTAGAGTACGCTGATCCCCAGCCTCAGGTCTTTGCTCTTTAGGTTTCCATTCATAATTCAGCTTAATCTCTACGTCTCCATCTATCTGTACCTTATCAGATAAGCCCCTCCTGGTCTTTTCATACCAGATCTGCGCTGTAATGTTCCCTTTCATGGCATTCTCATACACAGCATTAGCAATATCGGCTGCAGCTTTTGCTCTTCCCTTTTTTAGGGCACTCTCAAAGCTCTCATTATCCTGTTTTCTACGGTACAAAGTAGCCTCAGCAATTCCCAGAGCATTAGCGACCTCTTTATTAGACAATCCAATGCCTGATAGGCGTTCAACTTCCGAGAAATCG